GTACAAACGAACATGGTGCCGACATCAAAGGTCTTGATGTCCCCCGCTATGTTGCAGGGTCGAACGAACCGCCGAGGGCCAAGTGCATGCATCGATGGAACATCAAGATCGCAGCAAGTATTGGCCCAAACTGAATCAGTCACTGCCCCAACATTGTCAAGGGCTTGCGTTTCAGTCGTTGGTGGAGGATCGGAAGCGTCATAGTCAGGAACTAACATGATATCACCGGCCTGGGAAGTGGGAACAATCGGAACATAGTCAAATCTCAGTTTGTGGCACCTATACTGCTCCCATTGTTGCGCCTGGGGTGCTAACCACGGAAAAGTGGCGGAAAGCCCGGGATTAAGGGAGTAGGTACTTGAAACCGAGAAAATGGTGTTGCTTGAAACAGAACCATTGACAAGTTCACGATGGGCAATTCGAACAGATTTGCCATTTTTCTGGGTCACCTTTGGGGAGGTTGATGTCGTCTTACGAGACAGAGAGACAACAGCCCCCGATGGCTTACCAAGCCCAGGCTGGTTTGCTTTCGAGTCTTTGGATAGATTTTGTTTCTTCGCTTTATTACGCCGCGAACGCTGCCTCTTTGGGGAGCCAGTTTGAGTCGATGCCTCAGGCATGGAAAGAAGGAACAAGTGTGGGTGATGTGTGAGCAACACGGGATACACTTGCAATCGTGGACTGTACATCTCCGGTACACTACATAGAGTGGGCGCCGTGCAGTCTCTCGGCATTTTGTTTAGCACGGAAATCTTAGGGTGATTGTTAAGGTCTTACCTCATCCATCATGGCATCGGCATGGGACTGCACCAGGTTTTCAGCCTGCCACAGTCCCATACATACCCACCATCCATAGGAATCATAGAGCCAAAGGGCTGTTGGAATGGCGGGAGGAAATTAATCTTTGAGCCACCATATTACCTAACCAACTATACCCCCCAACCTCACCACCGTTTTGGGCCTTAAACCGGAGACCCCGTTCTCATTACTTATAAACCGCACATGGCAGGCGGACTAAGCACAAATACATATGTACAAAGGGAATAAATCACCTTCAAATCCAGCCGGGAATAAATCTCGCTGCTTCCACAGCAAGGTCCTGAAACCTCGGAGTAACCTCACTGTTAAACTCCATAAAGGGGTATGAGTAGAAGGGAGTGTACGATTTGAAGTGGTTTTCAATTGCAATTTGCATGTCAGGGGTAATCCCAAATGCTAGCCAGAAGGAATACCTAGTCCTTTCTGCTACCTCGGAATAAACCCTCTTCATACCTTTCGCAAGCATTGTGAAACCCATCTCGCCAAACGTTGCGAGATCCCACTTCTTCGCTCCATCACCTGCCCTCTGCATCCCACGGTAGAACTCTTGTAGAATAGGAAGCCCGCCAGTTAATGCTTCACCACAGTCACCAACTGCCTTCACCCACATGTCATACATCTTACGACAGTCAAGTGGTACCAACGAAATCACATCTTTACGAATGCTCTGCTTAATAGAACGAACCATAATATATCCCTGGGGAGTCCAAATTGGGTGCGACTTACAGAATTCAATTTCCTCAAACACATATTTCGGGGTTTCAGACTTCATCTCAAACCTTTAGTGCGATAGTACTCAGTGAACCCCCGCGTAAACCTAGACAAATCTTCCTCCTCCATAATGAATACTAGGTCATCCCCATCATCAGCTACCTCAGCTTTGACATTACAAAGTTCAAGCCACTCATGGGCATTAGCACAACTCAACAGGCAATTACCCAGAGCAGTATTCATGTCACCAGAACAGCGATGTCCTTTCATATCATACTTCAGTTTGCCATCCTTGGTGCGTCCGTATACACGGTACCGTCTTTGCCAGCCAAGGAGCTTGCCCAAAGTCCCCCTTTCAGAACTGGGAACACAAGCGATGTAACAGGAATGTTCATATTTTAAAGCGAGCTCGTGAACATGTTGGTCAAATCGAGCAGCATCGACCTCAACAGCAACTGGTCGGCGGAACTTGAGCCACTTTTGGTGTAACAAATGCCCTCTTTCAGCAGCATTCTTACCCTTCATCACGACCTGGCTCTTGAAAATCGTGGCAATGGCCTTATATACATGGTGCTCGATCGGCTTAAGATACCGACCGACTTCAACATTATACCGTGGATCTCGAGGCTTTATCAATCGAGGGGCAGGATCTTTACCTCCCTCAAAATTGATTTTTTCGGCCTTCACAAACGAATCTACACGCGCATCAGATTGACAAACCCCCCGCTGAGAAAGGCTGACAACGGCATTCTTGTACAAGGTGCGTTTCCGACCAGTGTAACATTCAACAAACTTATCATTAGATATGGGAAGTTGTTGAGCACAGGTGGTACTTGCGACACACTTGGCAATCTTCTGCCTGAACAATAGATGATGCTTGGTACGGTAGGCGTCTGGAGCAGGGACATGTGGTGCGGCAAATCCATTTGCATATTTCACAAAGAATTCTCGCTCAAGCACAGCCCGCTCAAGATTGTTAATGTTGGAATTATGAACACGATACTCTGTTTCTGGGCACCAATTGTTAACAAGGTACGAATATCGTGTAGGAGCCGCTACCCCAAGGAATTTCTGGACTTTCAAGTCTGGATGCACTAGGGTAGATGGTCTTGCATCACGTCCAGATAATATCCCGGGGCAGCCCTAGTGGTCAACAAACGCGACCGACCGAACTCGATCACGTTGTGTCAACCACTGCCACCAAGAGCGGGGAGCTTCATATGGCCGGTGAGCCTGATACTCCATCTCTACCACTTGGTGGGCACTCCGCATTTCGGCGCGAATGACGTCCGCTTCATTGGGAACAAAGGTCAGTTCAGTAACGTCATCAACTTGGTTATAGATGTGGGAGTCACGAACACCCCGCTCCACCATAATGTCAACAACAAATTTGCGGACCATGAGCCTATTAGCCTCAGTACGACGCAAAAGTCCAAACTTGAACTTCGTTTTACGAATGCAGTAAGCGACAAACTGCGAACGTCTTCGAGCCAGCACAGTACGCTCTGCCACCTGGCCAGGTGCGGCGTTGTATGTTGGGTCGGCGGGGAGGGATTCCATGAGATCTTCAATCCCAATGGCATCCTCATGACCTCCCACGTCATCGCTGAGAAGAATTGAAGCCCTTTCTTCAGCGGCATGCGAGGGCCACCACCGTTCCCTCGCGTACAGGTACCAAACGCCTCCGATGAAAACTCCAACGGATGTGGCTACTAAGGACCCACGGGCAATGTTAATAACAGAGTCTGCAACAGCACTTATCAATGTCGGTTTGGAGATTGCTTTACGGATGATAAATGATTTGGCTTCGAGGAGGTCAGTCACGAGCTTGCTATTCGCTGCCCGAGTGACCGCCTCCGCGTTTTCACACCAATCCACACTCACCACGCTATTCATTCTCGTTGTCTACCAACAAAGGTTGCATCGTGCGCATCGCGACTTGTTAA